CCTCGCGGACGAGAACGTCATCTTCAGCGAGAACGGGAGCTACTACAACTTCTACCCCACGACGGTCATCCAGTCCCTCGATACCCACCCCATCGACATCGCGGTGACCAACGACAAGGTCTCCATCCTGCGTCATGCCGTGCCCTTCAACGAGACGCTGCTGCTGTTCTCCGACCAGACGCAGTTCATCCTCCGGGGCTCTGACCGGCTCACCAAGGAAACCGTGAACATCGACGTCACGACCCGCTTCGAGGCCTCCCTCGATGCCAAGCCTGTCGGTGCCGGTAAGAACGTGTTCTTCGGTGTCCGCCGGGGGCCGTATGCCAGCGTCCGGGAGTACTACGTCGACCCGGAAGCCAAGGTGAACGACGCCGCCGACATCGCCAGCCACTGCCCGGACTACATCTACGGCAGTGTGGTGCAGCTCGCCGCTTCCTCCAACGAAGATGTGGTGCTGACCCTGACTGACGCCGACCCCAGCACGCTCTATGCCTACAAGTACTACTGGCAGGGCAACGAGAAGGTCCAGTCGAGCTGGTCGAAGTGGAAGTTCGGTGGAGTCATCCTCGGCTTCAACTTCGAGAGTTCCGACTTGGTCCTGGTCATCGCAAGGGACGGCAAAGTGTTCCTCGAACGCATGTCGCTGGCCACCGATGACGAGGCCGAAATGCGAGGCTTCAAGACCGGCTTCCTGCTGGACCGCCTGACGTATCTGGATGCCAACAAGACGGCTCCGTGGACGTCCGATGACATGGTCGCAGTCGACACCAAGGGCAACGTCTACAGCGGCGACTCGCTATCGAATGTCCTGGTCAACGGCGTAGCCCAAACCAAGCTGTGCATCGGCAAGCGCTTCCAGAGCTACTTCCAGTTCAGCCGCCTCGTCCTGACCGACTCCGACACTCGCGTGGCTCCCTTGGCGGGACGCCTCCAGCTGCGCTTCATGACCCTGAACTACGTCGACACCGGTTACTTCCGGGTGGGCGTCAGAGCATCGACAAGGCCAGACGCGGTCGCCGAGTACAACGGACGCCGCATCGGTGGAGCGAACAACATCCTCGGGGAAGTCCCGATTGACGATGGCCGCTACCGGTTCCCGATCCTGGGGCTCGCCAAGGACACCGTCATCTGGATCGAAAGCGACTCCCACCTGCCTTGCGCCTTCCTCTCAGCCGAGTGGGAGGGCCTCTACCAGCGCCACTCGCGGAGGGTCTGATGCTTCGCCCAGCGAACATTGAAGACGTCTTCGCCCTTGCTCCCCGGTTGCGCTCTGCCGACCGGGTCGAGCTGGCGGCGCAGGGATATGCAGACGTGGAGATTGCCTTGGCCGAGTCCATCGTCCTCAGCGAGGAGGTTTGGACCTTCGACCATGGCGGTCAGGTACATGCGGTCGGTGGGGTGGTAGCGGCTGAGTGCGGCGTCCCGTGGATGCTCGGTAGCGACGAGCTGTTCACCCACAAGAAGGCGCTGATGACTGTTCCCCTTCACTACATCCCCCGCTGGCTTGAGCGGTTCGGGCTGCTGATGAACATGGTCCATGCAGAGAACCACCAGAGCATCCGGTGGTTGCAGCGGATCGGGTTCACCATCCACCCGGCTGTGCCGTTCGGCAGCGGGCTCTTCCACCCATTCACCATGAGGCAACCCTGATGTGTGGACCCGCCGCAGTACCCATCGCAATGATGGCAATGACCGCCGCATCGACGGCGTATTCGATTCACGAACAGAACACCCAGGCCAACTACATGGCCGCTGTGGAGAAGCAGAACGCTGAGCGCAACAACCAAGCGGTGATGGACAACTACCGCCTGCAGACCCACCAGCTCAACATGCAGCAGCTTCAGGAGAACGAGGCGACCGCCTTGGAGAAGCACAAGCAGAAGCTGGCCGTGCAGAAAGAGGTTGCATCGCAGCGAGTAGCAGCCGGTGAAGCCGGTGTGTCTGGTCTCTCCATCGATTCGATCTTCGCGGACATCATCCGTGAGGGCGCGAACAACATGACAACCCTCGACCGCAACCTGGAGGACTCCAACTACCAGCGCGCGACCGACAAGAAAGCCCTCCAGACCAACACCTCGGCTGGTCTTCAGAGCCCCACGTTCTACAAAGGCAGCAACAACATGCTGGGCGCTGGTCTCCAGATTGGCTCGGCAGCTCTCAGCGGCTACGTCGCAGGAGGCGGTAAAGTAGGGAGCAAGAAGACATGAGAGAAGCACCTCAATCTCTCGGGCAGGTTCAACGCCAAGTGGCCGCCCGCCCGGTGCAGCAGCTCCAGGCCTACCAGCAGCAAGTCACCTTCGACCCCAACTCCGACCGGCTGGCCAAAGGCCTGATGCAGTTCGTGGACGTCACCGCTGGCATCGCCAAGCAGGTCCGTGATGACGAGCTGGACGCCCAAGCTGCCACCGCCGACATCGGTCTGGACGGCTACCAGCGGGCCATGAAGGGCGCTATCGACGCAGACCCTGAGCTGTTCGACCGCCCTGACGAACTCTCCAAGCTGGACCAGGAGATGCGCCAGAAGTACCTCGGATCGGTCACCGACGACCGCATCCTTGGCCGCGCCAACCAGCGCATCGACAACTGGCTGTCTGCCGAAACCGCTACCTACCAGTACGCCAAGGCCGACAAGCAGCGCCTTGAGCTGGGCTCCAAGTCCCTTCAGCTGACCGTCAGCAAGATCGAGGAGCAGGTGGCCAAAGGCGCTGACCGCACGCAGGCCATCGAGGCCATCCGTGGCATGGTCAAGCATCTGCAGGAAAGCCCGTCCTTCCGGTTCTCCAAGGAACGCACCGAGGACGTCATCAAGGAACTGCAGGAGCTGGGCCTAGCCGATGGCAGTCGCTCCGTCTTGCTGGCCGAGGCCTACATGGATGACGAAGAGGTCTCCCTCGACACCCGTGCGTGGCTCAAGGCGAAGCACGCCAAGGCCATGGAGCTGACCACCGTCGAGAAGGAGCAGCTGCAGCTCGAAGTCCTACGGGACTGGGATGCCCGTATCCAATCCGGTCGGTTGACCTGGGAGTACGGCAGCAAGGCAGTAGCCGCTGGCAGGGTGACAGCCGAGCAGCTCAACAGCGCAATGTCCAAGCAGCGCAAGCATCTGGAGAAACTCGCCAAGGAAGCCGAGGAGCGTGCAGCCCTCGCCAGTGGCGACTTCGCCTTCATGACAACCTCGCAGGTCAACAAGCATCTCCGCTCGTTCAGAGCTGATGCAGAGCGGAAGGGGGAGCTGGGACGCTACTTCGATGTCCTCCGCGCCCGAGGTCTCTCCGATCCGGTCACCACGCGCAAGGCTGAGATGGCCTTCGCTGGCGTCACTGCGCCTGTCGACGACGTCAGCCAGATCCCGCCGGCCTTCCGGTCCTTTATGAACGGAGAGGGCGCGTACCTGTTCGGTCGTGGTGAGCTGGGCCAGCACCTCCCACCGGAGAAGCTGGTGGATGCCTACGATTACCTCTACATGACCCAACATCTTGGGATGAACGAGGCCGAGGCATACAACCTATTGGTGGCATCGCCTCATGCGAAGTACACCGACATCCCCAAGAGCATGATGCTCAAGATGAAGGACAGCATCCGCGAAGACCTTGGGCTGTCTGGCAACCAGACCACCGACGCCGTGGACATGGCCATGAGTGTTGCCATGCGTATCGCCAAGCATGGCCAGATGGACCCCGAGGATGCCTTCGACTACGCCCGCAAGCTGGTCAAGGACGCCTACGTCACCACCGAATACGGCCCGCTGCCCAAAGCCCGCTTCCTCTCGTACACCAATGAGCAAGGCCTCAACGAGCGCCTTGAGTGGGCCGCTCAGAAGACAGCCAAGGAACTGGGCCTCGACACCGACGACCTCCAGGTCATGCACCTGCCCGATGGTCGATTCACCTTCACCGCCAAAGGCGGCTACGTCCCCGTGTATTCCAAGTCGTTCAGCCTGATGACTTCCAACCAACTGGAGGCTGACGGCCAGATGACCGTCGAGGGCGAGCGCCAGGAATCCATTATCGATGAGCAACAACGACTCGCTGCCAAGCGCCTCAAGCGCGACCGTAGGGCGGCAAGACACGGTATTCGGGAAACTCCTTGACGGGGTTCCCCGGAAACAGAGCTTCATCCCCGACGTCTTCACGCGGGACGAGCAGAAAGCTCAGCAGGAGGCCCAAGAGGCCGCAGAGAAGCAACGGTGGAAAGAGTCTTCCATCACTGACGTCGCCACCGAAGCCATCAACCTGAACCAGATCGGCCCAATGATGCTCCGGCAGGCCAACCGCCCGGACCTTGAAGACGACCCCACGTTCTTCCTGAACAAGGAAGTCTTCAAGCAGGAGATTCAGGGACAAATCCCGAAGGACTACTGGGACGAGTTCGACCCGCTGGAAATCCGAAGCATGGGCCAGCTGCAGCAGAAGCGGCAGGAAATCCTGGACTTCATGGAGCGGCAGAACACGCTGATGTCCATGGGCACAGTCACAGGGGTATCCGCCTCGGTGCTGGCCTCCATCCTCGACCCTGTAGCCATCGGGGTATCTGCAGCCTCCTACGGGGCGACCGCTCCGTTGATCTATGGCAACAAGGTCACCCGCATCGGCAGGGCAGTGAAAGCTGGGCTGCTGAGCATGGGCGTCACCGCGCCGATTGAAGGCTACATCGCCTACAACGACCCCACCTACGACCTCGACGATGCAGTCGTCTCCACGATGGCTGCAGGGGCTCTCGGCGGACTCTTCACGGGCCTGTCCCGATCCTACGATGAACCGCTCAAGGAGCTGTATCGAGCTGCTGCTGCCAATGAGGCGCGGGAGGCAGGTGCGGTTGCGGCAGAGCGGGGCATGGTCGAGTTCAAGGGCTTGGTGAATCCTGACGGCTCCTTCAAGACCGTCGATCAGGTCAACACCGACTTCTTCGAGCGCAACAAAGGCTGGAAGACCTTCGCCTCCAAGCTCCGCATCGACCGAGCTGCAGACAACTTCTCGTCTGCCTCGGCCAAGATCAGGGGCCTGTCCGGGGCACTGTTCGAGGACTCCGCGCCGGCCAAGGGCTCCGTCATCGGTGAAACCGCCTCGCTCTGGAAGCGCCGGGAGCAGGGTAGGGTCATGCGGGCTTACCTCAAGTCGCAGAAGGCCACCTTCCGGGACTACCTCGAAGAGACCGGGCAAGGCTGGACGCAGAGCTTCGCTGCCAAGCGCCAGTTCAACCGCGACGTCACTCGGGCACTCCGAGGCATCGAGGTGGAGAGCGCAGCGGTCAAGAAACACGCCTCTGAAGTCCGTCGGCTCTACGACGAGATGGCCAACATGGCACGCAACCCGGCAGGCAAGGAACGCATCGACGGCGCTGTCCCTGTGAAGGGTGCCGAAGGCATGACCGTCGACGACTACGTCAACCGTCGGTGGAGCGCTGCCTCGATGGACGGGATGATCCAGAAGCTCGGGAGCCGCGCAGCCGTCCAACGGCAGATCGCGTCGGCCATCCGTGGCATGGATGAAGACATGGCCATGCAGGTCGCGGACCACCTCATGAAGGTCGTCTCCCGGTCCCGCCAAGGCGGTCTGGACATCAGTGGCCTGAGCCGTCACGGCGACAACCTGCAGTGGTTCCTGGAGCGCGAGCATGGGCTGGACGCAGGCGAAGCCAAGAACATTGCCGAGAGCCTACGCCGCCTAACTGGTGGCATGGATGCAGGCAAGGCAGCAAACCTGAAGGCCCGCCTCGACATCGACGAGTCGCTGGTGGAAGACCTGCTGGAGAACGACATCGACGTCCTGTTCAGCGGCTACGCCAACACCATGCTCGGGCACATCGCTCTGGCACGCCGGGGCATCGACAGCGAGGACACCTTCCGCCGCCTGTTCGCCGAGGCACAGGACGAGCTGTACTCCACCCCGGTGACCGGCAAGGCCGAGGAACTGAAGCGCCGCCGCGAGCTGCGGAACCTCGAAGAGGCCTACGACCATCTGGTTGGCCGTCCTCTCCGGGAAGACCCGAGCAGCGGCTATGCCACGGCAGGGCGGTTGCTGCGCAAGTACAACTACTCCCGCCTGATGAACATGGTCGGTCTGGCTCAGATCGCAGAGTTCGGCGTCATGGCCTCGCATGTGGGCGTCAAGAACATGATGGCCAACATGCCCGAGCTGCTGAAGCTGCGCCGGAAGATCAAGAACGGAGACTTCAGCGACGAGTTGGTGGAGGAACTCTCCGACCTCATGGGTGGCTGGGCGGACTACCGTCTGCTGCACCGAAGCGCCCAACGCATCGAGGAGTTCGGTGACGCCGGGGCCATGCGCGAAGGCATCCTCAGCCGGATGGAGCGCGGCCTGGATACGCTCAACAACGTCACCACCGACATCTCTGGCTTCAACTACGTCAACCAAGTACTGCATGTCATGACCATGAAGAGCATGGCGCAGACATTCCTGGACGCGGCCCGCAAGGGCAAGAAGCACATCCTCGGGGCTGACCGCCTCAAGGAGCTGGGCATCGACAACGACCTCTACGCCCGCATCAAGGGCGAGCTGATGAAGAAGGGCGGGGCATCCTTCGGTCCCTCCGGGAAGCTCAAGAAGCTGAACCTGGAAAACTGGGATGACGAGGTCCGGGTGAAGTTCGGCAATGCTCTCCGTCGCTGGGGTGACCAAGTGATTCAGGAGAACGACTTCGGCTCTCTCCCAGGCTTCATGTCGACCACCACCGGCAAGCTGCTGATGCAGTTCAAGAGTTTCATGCTCGGGGCCTACACCAAGCAACTGCTGAACAACGTCAAGCACGCCGACCGGACGACCACGATGATGTTCCTCAACGGAACCTTCGCGGGCCTCATCAGCTACCTCGCCTATGTCGGTGCATCCAGCGCTGGCAAATCGAAGTACGAGCGTGAGCGTTACCTCGACAAGATGCTCGATCCGATGCAGATGGCCGCAGGTGCGTTCCAGCGTTCCAGCATCTCCACCATCATCCCCGGCATTATCGACATGCCGGCCATGCTAGGTCTGTACGACCCTCTCTTTGACACGCGGGCATCAGGCCTGCAATCCAACCTCATCACCGGCTCTGCCTCCTACGACCTCGCAATGAAGACCGGCCAGTTCGGCCAGGAAGTCGTCGAGGCCATCAGGGACGGTGAAATCACCTCCAACACTGCCCGCAGCTTCTTCTCCCTGCTCCCGTACCAGAACGCTATGGGAATCAGGAACGGCCTCAATGTGCTGTACGACGAGCTGCCTCGGGACTACAGCTTCGAGTAACAAATGGCACTTTCCTTCGTTGAGTATCAGGGGGACGGCATCACGAAAGTGTTTGCCGTTCCCTTCGACTACATCTACAGGGATGACGTCAAGGTCACCCTCAATGGCCAACCGGCCACCTTCACATGGCTCAGCCCCAACTCAATCTCCCTCTCTACTGCGCCCACCTCCGCGCAGCTGCTCAAGATCGAGCGTGACACCGAGAAGAACACCGCTCTGGTGGACTTCAAGAACGACTCAGTCCTCGACGAGGCCCTCCTGGACCTCATGTGGAAGCAGGTGTTCATGATTATCCAAGAGGCGCAGGACCAGTCCGACGTCTCGTTCGCTGTCTCGGACACCGCCCGATCCATTGCCACCGAGGCAAAGAGCATCGCGCAAACAGCGCTGACCAAAGGAGACTCAGCCCTGTCCACAGCAGGCAATGCAGTCGCCATTGCAAACGCAGCTCAGACGTCGGCAAACAACGCAGTCACCAAGGCGAACACCGCCATCTCGACCGCCGACACAGCGAACACCAAAGCTACGTCCGCGCAGAACGCTGCCGCCAGCGCCCAAACCGTTGCAAGCTCGGCCAATAACCTAGCGAACTCAGCTCTGGCAAGCGCCGAGAGCGCTCGCAATTCAGCAAATAACGCTGTTGCGAAAGCGGATGCCGCTGTGTCGACTGCAAGTCAGGCCAGCTCTTCCGCCGCGTATGCAGTGTCGACTGCGGAAGGAGCTAAAACTCAGGCCAACACTGCAACTAGCAACGCTGCGGCTGCTACCACGACTGCAAACAATGCGTTGAACACAGCGAAAGTGGCACAGGACACGGCGGCGTCTGCGGTGGCAACAGCCAACGGAGCGGTGTCTACGGCTAACTCAGCAGCAACCCAAGCAGGCGTCGCAACTACCTCCGCCGGTCAGGCGGTGTCAAAGGCGAACGAAGCGCTTGCTAGCGCGCAGGAAGCGGTCTCTCGGGCGATGGACGCTCAACAAAGCGCAGGTAATGCACAGAACGCTGCGAACAACGCGCAGATTGCGTCCGAAACTGCCGCAGCAGGTGCTGTAGTTGCCCAAGAGGCTGCAACCACTGCCCAAGACGCTGTGTTAGAAATCAAAAGGGATATCGATGCCATTGTCGGAGCAGATTTCACGGACTTCGCAAAGAACTCCGAGAACCTCTCCGACTTAACTGATAAGGCAGCAGCGCGAGGCAACTTGGGACTAGGCAACGTCGACAACACCAGCGACCTCGACAAGCCGGTATCGACGGCGACCCAGGCGGCACTCAACGGTAAGGCCAACACCAGCCACACCCATGCCATTGCTGATGTGACCGGGCTACAGACGGCGCTCGATGGTAAGGCCGCGTCCAGTCACACCCACAGCATCGCCAACGTGACCGGCTTGCAGACGGCGCTCGATGGAAAGGCGGCGTCGACTCACCCCCATACCATCGCCAACGTGACCGGCTTGCAGACGGCTCTGGATGGTAAAGCTGCTTCATCCCACGGGCACTCCCTGACAGATGTAACTGGTCTACAGGACGCCCTGAATGGCAAAGCAGCATCTTCCCATTCCCACGCAATCGCTGATGTGACGGGGCTTCAAACGGCCTTGGATAGTAAGGCTGCATCCAGTCACACCCACACCATTGCCAATGTGACCGGCTTGCAAACGGCGCTTGATGCGAAAGCAGCGAACACCCATAGCCACGCAATCACCGATGTCACTGGTCTCCAGACAGCTCTGGATGGTAAGGCCGCTTCCTCCCACACCCACACCGCAGCTCAGGTCTCTGGCCTCGGCACGGCGGCTACCAAGAACATCACCATCTCCACAGCGGCGCCTTCAGGCGGTAGCGATGGGGACGTGTGGATTCAGTACTAAGGAGGCTTCATGCCACTCAACGTGAATGCTGGAGGCAGTTGGAGGAC